AACTCCATTACGATACTTGATACATTCATTAGCAAATCCTATTTCTTGGAAGCGTTATTGGTGTTATGTCGATGTCTCCAACCTCATCCTCATCAACGTCAATCTCATGGTCTGGTTCATCCTCATAAGGCTCATCGTTGAAGTTGTCATCCAACGTACATAGATTAACTGGGTTTGGCATCTGCAACGTCAAGGATAATTTCACTCCTGCGCTTGAATCATCAGTGTACCTTGCAAGTGTAAGGATGCTGTAGTCATAGACGCTCAGAATGCCCTTAAACTCGTCTTGGATGTCAATATAAGCCATGATGTCAGTGGCAATGGTATATGCATCGTTCTGGACATCCAATATTGTGTTTCCACTATCTCCGCTTGGCTGTCCCAATATATAAATCTCGAACCTTGCCTTGAACACATTTGTGGTTATGTTAAGCTCATGAAGACTAATGTCATCAACATAAACTTGATAACCCTTATGGTTGTTCTGGGCATTGTTCAAATCATCACCTTGGTATTTGAAGGTATATACACCCTTATGTCTTAATGATATATCCTTCAATATTTCAATTACGTCTTTTAACATGTTAAATCGTTTTGTTAAACATGAAAAAAAGGGAAGACTAGTGTCTTCCCTTGCTCTTTGCTTTCCTTAATGTCTCTTGGAATTCATCCTCTTGTCTCTCAGCTTCTCCCTTGTCAATTAGATAACTTAAAAACTGGAGATAATCACTTAGATAGAATTGATAGATTTCTCCAACTTTCTCAATTTTTTCATCTGCGATTTCATATAACGTCTTGATATTTCCCCATTTTGATGCAAAGTCTCTATATCCTTGCGAGTGAGGTCTATGGCTTCCATTGCCTTTGAAGACAATAGGGTAGGCATCTGCAATGTTATGTAAAGCTGTAAAAAAAAACCTATCAATGGCAATATCTCAGTCACTGGTACTCCTTCCCACATCTTGATTCTATCCTCCAATACCTCATTCTCAAACTTGGAATCATATATCTCTCCATCCTTTCTGCACAATATTGCCATAATTGCAGCATAATTGTGCTTGTCACCCTTCATTGCGGTGTCAGCAGCAACATATTCTCCCACCTTAAGCTTGTTCTCTGTATGGATTGTGTACCTCTCACCCTTGATTTCAACTGAATTGGTTGGCTTCTTCTCCTCTGGTTTCTCTTGCAAGAACACCATCTTGGACATAATCTCCTCCAAGAACTCAAGTGGCAATGCATTTATCTCATCAATAGGCTTATTGGCGAAGATATGCAATACCTCCCTAACGTCAAAGTCCTTATCCTTGTCCTCATAGAACCTCTCAATCTCTTGAAACTGCTTCAATGTGACATCTTCCCACTTTGTTGGAACAACCCATTGTCCGTAATCTATAATCTCTTCCATTAATAAAATAATTTTGCTTTTGTCCTTATGAAATTACCCTTATTTATTGGCTTATATTGGAAATCCTCTCTGCATTGGAGACAAATTCCCAAGCTGGTAACCGTATCATCATGATAACCATCCCTTGCAGCGTATGTAATATTGCCTCCCTTGGTCAATTTGAAGGTAAATGTGCTCAATTCTGAGTATAATAGCTTATTATCTTGCTCAAAATGTATCTCACCGTTAGCAATAGCGAGTGAAAGAAGAGATATATACTGCTTCTTGCTCTCATTTGTCGTTGTGAACGTATAAAAGTTCGATTTTCTGTACAATTTCTTCCTAATCTCATTCGCCATCACCTCTCCAATGCTGTTATTTTCAATATATGTCGCTACTGGATTGAATTTGTTGATAATCTGTGCAATCTTTGCATATTTTTGGTCTAAAGTGCCATCAACCTTAATCTGTTTTACCTGATTATCCTTGTTGATAATGGATACAATGGTGTTATCCTCACCAACACTTGAAGGGTCAATTCCACACCAGCACTTTCCCCTCTCATAATGACCATCAAAACAGTTCTCGAAGTTTGGAAATACAGTTAATGCGTTATCCAAGAACTCAACCTCAAACTCTTGCTTGAACGCAAGTGGTGGATAACCCTTCTTTATCTCCTCAATCTCCTCCTTGGTGGTCAATTCATCGTCATAAATGGTTGCTGTCAGCTCCCTATACCCCTTCTGGTGATTAAATGCCTTGAGATATAAATCATAATACAACCCTTGTCTTCCACATGGTGTTGAAATAACCAATACCTTTGGCTTCCTTGCCTTTATCGTTGGATATATGACGTTATACCAAGGGTCTTGACCATCAGCCAACTGGATTGGAAAGAATGCAGCCTCATCAAGCACCAAGAGACCAGAAATGGTATTACCTCTTATCGCTGTTGGACTTTCCATTGAGAAGAACTTCAGACTTGAACCATATATTGTGTCAATCCTTAAATCAGCAGCATTGGACTTCTTAATAATACCGCTGGTCTCCAATAACGTATTCAACTCCGCAAACACCTTCTTACCTTGAGAAAACGTTGGTGATATGTATGCATTAAATGTGTCTGGTTTGCATAAGTATTCAATCAGCATAATCTCGGCAAATATGGTCTTTCCACACTGTCTTGACCACCTTGCAATCAAGAATCTGCATTTCTCATCATGTATTAGATTATAAGCCTCTTGCTGTTTCTTCGTTAACTTTATATCGAAATTAACCCTCATTTATCTCTTCGTATTCTTGCTCTTCTTCCTTATCTTCATTATCCTCATCCTTGGTGAATCCAAAATGAATGGTAATGCCATCCTTGTTGTTGTTTATCTGGATATTGTTCTGCTGCTTGTCCATCCCCAAGAATATCTTTGCCATTGAATCCAATACCCCCTTCGCATTGAAGACATCACCCTTCTTAATCGCTGTCTCTAACAATGATTCATAACGATTATAGAATATATCCTTAAGTCTGGCATGCTCAATGTCAGTGTTGAAATGCATTCTATCCAAGGCACAGTTGTAATACTCATTGGCTGTTCTGTAAGTCATGTTCTTCTGCTGACCACTCTGACTCTCATATTGGGTCTTCATCAACTTCTGGACAATATCTGACCTAGCAACACCGTTGCATATGTCACAATAAACCTCATCCAACACATCATCAACTTGATTGAACAATGTGCTCCTTGCCCTCTCAGCAAAAGACTCACCCCTCTTGTACCTCTGGAGCTTTGATGGCAATAAATGGTCTTCATCCAATCTGTAATTGCCCTTAACCTTTCCCTTGCTCTCAGAATATATATGGTCTTTGCTTAACTTCTGTGGCATTATTTCTTAATCTTTGCTGCCCTTACCCTTGCCATTCTCTCCTTCATGGATTCCTTGGCTGTAAGCTCTTTATTTTCCTCTTCCTTGGTATCTTCCACCTTCTTCTCTTCAAGCTCTTCTGAGAGCTTCTTAAAGCGATTTAAAGCCTCTTCCAATTCATTAATCCTCTGGCGAATGCAACTACCACAATTGGTTGGATTAACTCTCTTCTCCAAAACTCTGTTATAAACCTCTGTAAGTTGACCTCCATCGCAGTAATAACCCTTGTTCTTAATCTCGATGAACTTCTCAACCATCTTTACATCATCACTTGTCCATTTCATAATATTACAATTTTATCGTCTTATTTCTCTGGTCAATATACATCGCAATAGCATTCAATATTGCCAATAATATACCAACCACTCCTATGATTAAACATGAGAAACTTGCCCAAATAGCTGAATATACACCAATCAAACTCCAAAATGTCAAACACATCCTACATTCAAATGGTTTATACTGCAACCATATTGGCAATCCCTTAACCTCTGTAATCCAATATGCCCCATAATTAATAATGAGGAATATTATAATAACCGCCATGAATTCAAATATCATAATCAATTTTTTTTTAAAAATTCGCCCTTTAATTTTACTTCTCCAGAAAATAGGGTAATAATAGGTAATACATACCCCCCCTTGTTCCAGTGAAACACCAGTGATTAAATTAATTCTCCATAAATTGAAAAGAATTCTTCCTTAATCATTTCCTTTGTTACATTAGCTTTCAACCAATTCTTTACCTCGACAACCTTCTGTCTTACAGCTTTCATCTGTGTCTTCTCTGCAAGCTTCTTATATGTCATGTCTGGTATCAACTCCTTCATCTTGAACAAATACAGATGCTCTTGGTCAAAGTTCTGTTCAACCAACATAATGATATATAATGTGCTAAAGTCCTTGAACATATCAGAAATAACCTTTTGTCTTGCATCTGTGAAATTGGAGTTATAATAATCCTCATACAGTGTACCAATGTTATCTGAGTTATAATTCAAATCCCTCTTGGAATGTGAACAACTACGTTTAACCTCAAGCACAAGATTGAAGTAACTCCTTATAAGATAGCTCTCAATGCCATAAGGAGATTTATCATTGAGACACCCCTTCCTCTCAATTGCCTTATGACAACGGAGAATAGATTCATGGAATATGTCTTCATCGAATCTTTGTTTGCGTTGACCAGATAATATCTTAAGCTTGGATACCACATCAGAATAATTGTCGTTGATATAATTAAGGAATATTGTTTGGTCGTTCATTGTTTGTCTTTAATTAGCTGTGTTAGTCTATCGAGTTGGAATATAATGTATCCAAATCCTAGTATTAGAATAAATGTGTTCATAATCAATAATCTCATTTAATATAAATATCACACACTTTAAATGTGAGTTTAAATGAGACAAAAAGAAAATGTGTATTTCTAAGTAATTAGTTATCAGATATATAGAAGATTATGTGGAACTTCATCTACAGTAGTTCCATATTATAAAATATAATCTTGAAACATCGATAAATAAAGGATTGTGGTAAATTGTCCAGTAGATTTATCTGAGACATTTTTCCTTTATATGAGAGTTTAAGTGAGACAGAGAATGTGTTAATTCTTCATAAATCTATTACTGTATTTCAATTAATATTTTGATATTAATTATATTCTTCATATCTTTGCAAATGGTTTTAAAATCTATCAATGTCATGGCAAAGTTATCATCAGCATCAATTCGTTTGGTTCAAAAAATGAATCGAATGAACAAAAATTCCGAGTTCCCAATATACATTGTGGTATGTTGGAAGGGACGAATAGAGAAAAGTTGTGGAGTTAGTTGTCTTCAGAAGGATTGGGATTCAAAGAGGGAAGTTGTGAAGCGTTCCAATTCAAACAGTGTTGTTCTCAACAAAATGCTCTATGACATCAAGAACAGAGTTATTCAGAGGAAGAATGAGTTTGAGTACAATGGAAAGGTTTACACAGCATCGATGTTGTTGGAGGATTACAAGGTTGAGTATAATTGCAAATCGAATGTGTTTGTTGATGTAATGAACAGATTGGTTAATGAGAGGAGGTTAAAGGACAAGACGAAGTATTCTTATATCTATTGTCATAGGAAGTTGTCTGAGTATTGTGGCAAGGATGATTTCTTGGTTGATGAGGTGAATCTTGCGTTTGTGAAGGGTTTTCTCTCATGGTGTGATGTTAGTGATGAGACCAAGCGAGGAATATGTGGTTCTGTTGCTTCTGTCTGGAATTATGCGATTTCAAAGGATTTGGTTGATGGCAAGGATTATCCATTCAGAGAGTGGAAGTTCACCCAGAAATTAAAACCAAAGGGAAGAGACTATTTCTTGGATAAGAGTCATATCAAGAAGTTGATGGATTATTGGTTGGATTTGGTTGTTGATAGGAATGGAAATCGATGGTCATATAAGGATGGAGCATGGGAGAGGTTAGGCAATAGGAATTCAAAGGAGTTTGGCATCTTATGGTTCTTGTTGATGTATAAGTTAAATGGTTCAGCTCCAATTGAGATTACCAAGCTGAAGTGCAGTGATTGCAGAAGGATTAGCATTAATGGTGAGGATTATTGGGCGATTGATTTCAAGCGTCAGAAATCTGGTACTTCTGTTCAAGTTCGTTGGAAGAGGGATATGTTTGCTGTCATTGGTCTTGAGCATTTCATGGGAAGGAGTAGTGATGGTTATGTATATCCTATCAAGATGAAGGACACAGTTGATGATTACAAGTTATTAAAGGATTCATGGCATTGTTCTGAAAACGCTATTAAATGGGTTAGGAAGGCTTTTGAGGAGATTAATCAGAAGACGATTGAGAAGAATGTAATGGAGGGCTGTAATGAGCCTTTGGTGGAGTGTGAGAGGGTTGTGATGTACACAGCAAGGCATTCGTTTGCATGTCATTATTTAAATTCGGAGGGTAGTACTGTAGCTGGTCTTGCAACACTTATGGCTCGTTCACCGAATACGATTGCGCAGTATGTTCATCAGTTGACGAATGATGAGGAGATTGCTTCAATGGTTGATAGCATGGTAATATAATAAAAGGGAAGTGTTTAGCTTCCCTTTTTTTTTATTAGAACGGCATATCAGAATGTTTTAGTTCTTCTTCTTTTCTTTTTGCCTCTTCAAGTTCCCACTGTAGTCTTTTCATACATCTTTCAATTTGTGGTATTGTTAGGTTATCGAAAATGTCTGATTCCTCAAGTGCTATTTTTTCGTCTTGCATAATTGTTTAGTTTTTTTTGTTCTTATTTTATGATTGTCGGTTAACCTTTTCTCATATATATCACAGCATCATTCAAATCCAGTTCAAATCTTCTTTCTTGCATTTGGAGGT